AGTTACATCTCACATGTTTCTTCTGATACTTATCAAAAGCATCAATAACCTTTTCTTTATCGATTGAAATATCATCTGTGAAATGATTACCAACTACTGTCTGAACCGCTTTAATTATGTGGTCGTCCGTATGCGCATTGAACTTAACGCTAACCTTATGTACTAATACACTAAGGTATTTATTAGTTTCATCGAAAACGTTATAGAGAACCTCATCCGGTAACTCGTTGTGTTCGAGCTTCACCTTTACGAATTCAGCCTTAGGTTTTCTTATGCGAGCCCTAGTTATCGGTTCATTAATCGGCTTCATAAAAGGGCATTTTTCTTCTGAACAACGATGAGTCGCTATATCGTCACCGTACGTACACTGATATGTTGGGAGTCTGTTAGCGACTTTACACAATGTTTTATACTCACAAACAGCTTTTAAATTTTCGAACATGTTACTCTTCCTCCGGTATAATTAATTCAAGAGATCTTTCTATTTCGCCGTCCGTATACGTATCGGTTCTCAGATTAACTCTAATCGTACAGCCTATATGGTCTTTACACGCGTTATATAGACCTTTATCATCAATGGTTGTTTCTACATCTTCATATTTAAGAGTCACTTTCCATTGAGCCGCATGAGATATTATTATTGGGGTTTTTCCAGCCATACTTGTCGTGGTATACGCCCCTCTATGATATACGTCAGTAATAGTCGCCTCTACCGGTTCAATTACCGTTTTTTCAATCTCAGCGCATGATACCAAACCAGTTATTACCACGATCGCCGTTATTAGCAATATGGCGATTGTTAATAGTTTCTTTTTCATATCAATCTCCTTTTCATTCGTGCCTACCACTTTACAAATCTTTCAGTGTTGAATTTTTTCTTATCGCTTAATGCTCTGCTGATAGCCAAATCAATGCCTGAGCGAGATTTCAAGTGGTAATAATACAAATCTTTATAAGGCGTATTAAGCCTGTCTATTCTACCAGCAGATTGCTCCATAATTTTATAGGAATAATGCTGTGAGAAGAATATAATTGTATTGGTTTTGATGCAGTTCCAGCCTTCCGCCCCAGCTGTATACTGAACCAAGTAAACCCATTTTTCGCTTTCTGGAATCGGTTGATGTTTGTGACCATTCCATTCTGCAATTTCAACTCCCTCTCCATAAACAATATTTTTCAATATATCGAGTTCATAGTCGAAGCTGTAAAATATAATAGCTCGTGGACTTTTTTCGAGTATCTCAAGTAATGCCACGATTCTAGATTCATCCGAATTCACTATTTTCCTTAGAATAAAACAAAGGTTACTAGCATTGATGACTGGCTCATTCTTATAAGGATCCCATCGATTTTTGTATACATCCTTATACTTTGAAATATCATACTTGACGTAAATATCCTCGTGATGTGATATAGTTTCTCTTTTGAAGTCCATATCAATGAGAATATCATTTCTAAGCCTTAACAATCTGCCTGTGTTAATATACCTATCTATCTTCGGGTATTTAGTAAATCGAGAATATATGATGTGTTCTCGTATGAATTCGGTTTTATTCCTATAGAAGCCATTGGCGATAAATACTGGAATATAATCACTCCAACAATCGCCAGGCGTAGCAGACAGTAGAATCCACTTGTTTTTTCGCGCAATGTTCAGAAAAGCCTTCACCCATGTTCCGCTACCAACAACGCGCTGCTCATCAAATATAAAGAAAGATCCATAAACGTCTTTATACTTTTTAATGTTGTTCCAACTGTCAACAACTACTTTATTGGAATATAAATTGGTTTCGGGATGAGTGGAAAGGAGAAAGGGACCAAACTCTCCCTCCCATTCCAATTGATCCCTCTTACGAGCTGTCGTGATGATGTATAAATCTCTAGGAGGATCTTTCATAGGCACATAATCATCGCTATCCAATTCTCCACCTTCGAGCTTGTAATAATAAGCAAGAGCCGTTCTGGATTTTCCAGAGCCGACTCCTCCATTTACTATACATCCGTTTTTCATTCGCTTGATGGCTTCTTTTTGATGTTCATATAATGATATAGCCATGATGCGTCTAAATCGTCCTTTCTAATCTAAATATCAACCGTTGATTATTTTAGTAATATACTTGGTTCCCAACTCTGTAGCCTGTCCCTCGAACCATATCGAGTCGTAAGGTGGTAATTCGGTAGCGCCACGAGATTTTTTCCATCGTCTGAACAAATACCTTATTGCCGATGGGATGCATATAACAAATATTATTAAAGGACCCCAAAAGCAGTTTTGAATTCCGTGTCCGAATTCGTGCTTTTTGATATACCAAGAGGGATCTCTTTCGCATAAGAATATCGGTCCGAATTCGAGTCCACCCCAGTTCGTCTTACCGACTTCAAAATATAAACACCAACCAAAACGTGTTGGTTTACGACCCCTGATAAGCAACCACAAGGCGACTAAACCGCCAACAATAGTCAGCGGCAAGCCCCAAGTGAATGAGAGTAGGTAATATAATTTCTTACTCAGCATATTACCATCTGTCCTCGTCCGGACCCTCTCTTCTCGCATACTTTTCAGCGAATTCGTCTTCTTCAATAGTCACATACATAGTTCTTAAATACGCTTTGATGTGACCTGGCTCCCACTCATAAGGCCTTATTGTGAGGTCGACATTGCGAATTTCCGCATAGTCAAGAGTGTTGATGGACTCCTCATCAAGCTCAGTCTGAGTTCTTCTGGTTACCATAACAACCTTAGGTGGGATTTTACCGAACATAACGGAAACCTGAATGTAATGTGTTGCAGCATCACCTTCATCACGAGGGGCAAGAATTCTAACATTCCAACCCTCTTCCGCAAGCTTTCGTGCTAACTCGGCATCATCAATAACAACGCAGAAGTTACGAGCTCCTGCGCGATTGTATCTGGTCTCTTTTCCTCCAAAATTACGGAACATAATACGAGCATCCTCCATTATTATGTTATCCACATTTCTTCTATAAGTCATAATAGACATCTCCTTTAAATTTATTTTTCATTTTTTTCTTTAAGCTCCTCATCTGTATACCAAGGAAGTTCGTCGTCTGGTGGAAAATCCATCACGGAATCGTCCGAAACAAACTTCCTGAAATTGCCATACTGAGATATAGTCTTAATAGCATCGCTAACCAGTTTATCGTAATAAGACCTGTCGATATCTTTTTCTTTCTCCAAAGTCTTTACCATTTCAGATTCGAGCCATCTGTAACCCTTTGTACCTGTGGCAGCATAATATTTACCGTCTTTTTCTCTCAGTAACACGCCACCCTCACAACCACTCTTAATCGGACAGAATCGTCCAACTCTTCCTACGAATTGATAGTTATGACCCGTTGCTATACACTCCTCGATTTCCTCGTCTGGAATACTTTCGATGCTCTTAAGCAACGCTCTTTCTTTCTTGGTCAAGTCAGAATCAAGTTTATCAGAGCGACGAATATTAAGCGCTGTTTCATAAGCAGATACGTCTGCCAACGACTCGTTCATATCCAAATATAAAGAGGTACTTACCGATTTGGTTTCGCACATATCGTCGAATGTAATCTCTTCCTTACTGAAGAGGGTCTTGAATACATATGGAACTTGGAATTGAGTGCCTGTCGCGGTCCATTCGCCAGCGTGTTTACCGTCCTTATACTTAGCAATATAAACCGCATCGTTAACAAGACACATTCTGTCGTATGTAGCCTCGTGCTCGAATGTATAACCATACATCTTTCCATAATCCATAACAAACTGGATAATCTCAGGTGTAGCTTCTGGAATCTTTATAGAGTCCGTCTTAATATGTGCAACCGTGAATCCTCTCTTCTGAACCTCGTGTTTAAGGTTAATCATGAAGAGGGCACCTCTCTTAGCGACAATATTATCCTTATTACGAGGATCTCTGAACGGATTATCAAAGTTAGCCGAGGTTAAGCCGTACACCGAGTTAATCGGAATCTTCAATACCTTTGAAAGAATCGGAGCCATTGAAATATCTTTTAAATACTCGGCAAAGACTCCATTCAACACTTCTTTTAACTTATCAAATTCCCCGTGCTTAATATAAAGACGAGAATCAACAAGACCTTTAAATCTTCCAGTGTATTCGGGTCCAAAGAGCTCTTCAGCTATAATGCTGCTCGGATGCATTGATGCAATATCCAGCAATGCGACATTCCAATGTATACCGGGTTCAGCATATACATAACCGCCCTCTCCAACCTCTTCTCCTCGATAAGTTGATTTGCCGTTCTTGTATTTATAACCCGGGAATATAGGTCTTCCTTTTTCATCGAAAACTGTATATTCATCGCCGAAATCTTTATAAATATCATTGTCTTTCGTTATAACGAACCGCTCGGCTTTCGCTGAGATATCACCCATATCACGATAATTGAATTGGTCTTGTGGTTTGCGGTTGTTACCAAATATAATTTTGGTTGTAAGACTGTTTGTTGTATCGTTAACAGTCATTCCCGCAATATCAGCTAGAATTTGTCTAGCGGTCCAGTCCTCGGCAAGATGGTCAAACACTGCTTCCGTAGCGATAACGTCATTATCACAATACTCAGCAACCTTAATCCACATTTCTTCAGGGACTGGCTGATCCCAAGGCAAACCTAACTCTTGGTGATGAATACCGAGCTCGATTTCCCATTTCTTAAGGGATTGTTTCGTAGCAGCGAAGTCGTATACGTCTGTATAAGATACATTATAAGCCTCGTTAAAGAAGCAATTCGGACTTCCGTTGATGATTCGTTGAGATAGTGTGTATAGCTGCTCGTTCGTATAACTCATTAATCGAGCATACAAAATATGATTATCGTATCTACGACAGTTGAAGCCAACCAATCTAAATCTCATAAGATTTTCGATGTCTGTCGATGATGGGTTGATCATTCTTACAACTTTTTTATCCTTACCTCTAAACTTCCAGTTTACCAAGAAGAGGTTCGGAAATACCTCAACGTCATAGAATACAAGTGGCGAATCGTCATCCCCGACTGATATAGATGGTTCGTCAGACTTGAATTGCATTTTATTAACTAGTTTGATGCAATAATCAGCTTGATTGGTGCTACTAGCGGCGAACGCTAATATCGCATTTCGCATATCTGTAACATCGTAATTCAAGCCGCTGGAATATGCCTCGTCCAGTGCCTTATTAATAAAGTCGATTTCAGGCTTTGTTGCTCCGTGATGCTCTTTATTAAGGCATTTCTTGATATGATTTCTAAGCGCCCTTTCGCTCTTTACGCCTTCGAAATTTACCAATTTATCATCTCCTTTCAGCGGTAAACCAGAGCTGATAGTAGCGATTGGTAAGTTGTTGCACTTGGATAATCTTCGTCTTAATGAACTTTTACCAGTAAACACCTTCACTTCTATATGCTCGTCATATTTTTTACTCAGTTTTGATACATCTCCCGTATAAATATAATGAAGATGTACGCCTTGTCCGCTTTTACTGAGTTCGGCATATGTAGCTGGCCATTTGCTCGCTTCTTCGACATTCATTTTCAAGCATTTATTACCCTCATCATCCGGAATATCAAAGTCAATCACGATATGATTCTCTGGAATTTTTACGTAATGAATCTTAGAAGTGTCCAATTCCGATAGTTTGGATGTGACTTCATCCCATTTTTGAATTGGAGTTTCATTAGAAGTGGCATATTGTGCGAAGCAATCGGCACATTCATCGTCGAATATAGACGGCTGCTCTTTGAATTGGATTCGTTTAACCGCAATTTCTTCTTTTTTCTTTTCTTTATCTCTGGTCTGTTCCTCAAACTTATCAACTCTGAAACCGCTATAATAGCTTCGAACACGAGATCCGTCTTCAAAGTTGAATCGATCTTTGAAATCGTAGAAATAGTTTTTAAGCTCTTCTTTGAAGATTCTTTGAGAAAATGGGAATGATACCTTCGCATCGTTGCAGTAAGTGTTATACATTTCCCAAGCTGCTTTCAAAGTGGTTCCATCTTCCTTCTTGAATATATGGTATGCATCTATCATGAAGTTATAGAAATCATTAGAAGCACCCATCATCGCAATAGGAATATAATCATCGTATGCGTTGGGATTACTCAAATATACTTCTTGGCAGTGGTAAGCAATAGCTCCCAATTCAAATCCGACCTGCTTAACTATTCGTTTGTATTCTTTAGGGTCCAACTTGTTACCAGATGGCGATACGTCAATCAATCTTCGAATAAGACCCGATTTGCCGTCCGTAATCTTTACAGGTTTGTTTGTACCCATGAATAGGAAACATTTGAAACGGTTAGCATATGTAGATTTAAATTTTTCATTAACGGTCATCAACTCGTGAGATACAAGACTGTTGAGTCGAGTATTATCTTCGATTTTTGATAAATCACCGTCGTGCTGAATGGCTACCAATGGATTTGTCTTAAACGCCTCCAAAGCAAATGAGTTACTAGATGAACCGAGAGCTTTTGCGTCAAATACCGAATAATATCCCTCGAATAATCCCTGAATAATATTCAATATGGTTGATTTACCAGTTCCCGCAGCACCGTATAAAACCATGAACTTTTGAATCTTTTTAGAATCGCCTGACACTATGGAGCCTATCGCCCACTCGATTTTATGTCTTTCTTCTTCGGTATATAGAGTGGATATCAATTTATCATAAGCAGATATGTCACCAGCCTCAAGCGGATAATTCAGCTTTTTGCTGGCGTAATCTTTTTTATTAGTCTCGGTATTGGAAAATATCAATTTCTCGTCCAGCATGTGGAACGAGTCTCTCATCTGCTTCTGACAGTATTTATGCCAAGCGTCTATCATTCCCGACTCAGAGTCCCACATATGGAGGACCTTAATATTAGCGTCAAATCTCTGACGGTTTTCCTTCGCAAATCTGTCAAGTTCAAGGTCTATAAGTTGTAAAGCATCTTGCTCGTCCGTAGACCACAGACCACGTTCTTCAATCCAGATAGCGTAGAAATCACCGCCTCGAATCATCAGATCGGAGCTTTTTTTAATAATAAATTTAGGATAGATTTCTATCACACCACGCTTTGTACTGCGTGTTGAAATCATTAAAAAGTCGATCATTACAAATCGTTATTCTCCTTTCTCTTTTTTAAGCTCCTCAATGTCTTTATTAAGTTTATTAATCGTTTCGTCTTGGTCGCAAATATGTTTAGCCATCATAGCCATACTAATCACTGTCATCCAAGAGAATATAACAGTTCTTCGTAGAATAGAATGGTGAGATGCAAGCGTCTTATTCACGCGTTTAACTGCTATCTCTGATTCTTTCAAACTGCCGAAAATATAACCAAATATTCTATCCATTGTCGGCTCTCCTTTCTTTTTTTATTAAATATAATCTTCTAAGTACCAGCACATCTGAGCCCAGATTTCGACGGTTCTTAAATCGTATTTACAGTTTTTGATTGTAAATAAACTGCCCTTGCCGTCCTCGTCATATTCTCGATTTAAAAATCTATCGATAATATCGTCTGCTTCTCGCTCATCGAAATTCAAATCGTTCATTGATTCTAAACCAAGGCTGTCTATCATTCCCCAGAACCATTGTCCTGTTCGATTGCCTAGGTCTAGATTATCCATGATACTCTCCTCACAACGATTAGCAAGGGCAACCATCATTTCTAGAACACTGCATGGTCTATCGTCCAAATATTCTTGAATCAATCTACCATCGCAATGGAATTTATGCTCGTATTCATCAGCAAATCTGCTTCTAAGATTTTCGCCGTCTTCGGCTCGGTTACCGTCTAAATCGATAATATAAATAAAGTCTTTTTCATGCAGGTAACTTAAAAGTTTTCGGTAAGACAATCGCTTTGAATATTCATCGCCACATGCGAGATTGCACATCCAGTCAAGGTATTCTTTGCTTAAAATATCAAGTGACCTGCTCATGTTATGCGTTAAACCTCCGTTCTATACGGTCCTTTCCTTACAGAATCAGAATATTTTTCATCGACCCTTAGAATCTCATAGTCACAATGCAGTTTATCATTTCTAACATGTACTGCATCGTCTTCAAAATCGCCAAAATGATTTAAAGAGTCAAAGCCGACTGTGTTTTCCACATCATCCACAATCTCGTCGTTTTCAGCGAGAATTTTATCGGAATAATATATGAGAGAAATACGGTCGTACTCGTCATATTCGCCGAAGTCCTCAGGTGAGATTACGTATGGATGAGTTGGATCATGATGCTCGGCCTTTTTTTCTTCCTTCTTGCTTATGTCGGAATAATTGGTATAACCGAGAGTGTCAACGGTTTTTTTATAAATCCCAACCAACGGATCTTCGTTTTTGCGATTTTCACGCATCTTTTCATGAGCTTCGTCAATTTCCTCAGTGAGTTTTACTTCTCTGTGAGAATATACTTCTTTCACAGAATCAATCTCTGCCTGAGCAAATTGTTCATATTTGGTTTTTAATAGTTTCGTAGTTACCACCGACCCAATGGCTGCACCGGCGATAAATATAAATGCGTTTTTCACAGCATTATTCATAAATTGGTTCCTCCATTTTCATCGTCATAACCGTAAAGGCTAATCCGCCAAAAAGCATAGAAATACTTAGCAGAATGCCTCCGGTTATATGTTTTCTTCTTCTAGTATTAATCGTGTAGTCGAGTATAGATATGATTTGTTCAAAACTATCAGGATCCATGCTCACTTCACACTCCTATCGTGAGATAAGAAAGCAAGACCTCTAACAAAGCATATACCAGCAACAGCTGCAAATGTATATGATATGAATGTTGTTATTACGTTAGTCATTGATTCAAACCTCCTTTTCTGAAAATATAAACCACCCTTAGCAATCCGCTAAAGTGAATAACCAAGGGTAGTTAAGTGAATCTTGATAAAAGTTTCCTGTCCCAACGTCGTTGAGACCTCTACTTCACATAGTTTCCCAAACGTTACCGTCTACGTTGAAGTCGAGAAGAATAGCATCGTTGTTGTAGATGAAATCGGAATAGTTATCGCCAGAAGCGTAGATACCGAAATCAACATAGTTATCGCCCATAGGATTCTTCAAATCGTAGGTCCAACCAACAACTTGTCCAGCCTTACTTGGTGGGAAACCTAGCATTTCATATACTTCATTCAAGAAAAGACGACCTTTTACTCTCAGAAGATCGTTTGCGTACTGCTGCTGAGCTTTAAGGAACATCAGATTGTATTCATTATTGCGATTCCAGTTAAGGTTTTTACATACATTACCTTTTTCATCCCTTGTGAATTCATCAAAGAAACGAGCATATCCGCTTATATCTTCGGGGTTAACGTAATTCTTAACAGTCTTAACCGCCTTCTCGTTACCGTTCTCATCAACAACAGTTTCCTCAATTTCTTTAGCCTTGATGTTATACTTAAGCTCACGGTCTACTTTTTCACCGAAACGCTCGATAACACGACCTCTGTAATCCTTGAAGCTCTTATCAACAGTTGCATAAGCGGCGGCAAGAGCCATATTTCTCTTACGAAGAATGTTGTTTGAAGTAAGAATACTAACGAGTGATAGGGTTCCAAGCGCTACAGATGGAGCATAAAGCTTAGTAAATCTGAATGCTGTTCCGAAATAAACCTTAGTTAAATCCTTCTTAGAGTCTTCCTCGGTATATTCGAGACGTGGGTTTTCTACATTCTCGTGAATTCTATCAATAGTTTCCTTGGATTCCTCGAGAATATCATTAACCTTAAGGGTTGCCTTACAAGCCATCACAACGCTTGCTACTGTACCGACAACACCTGCCACTACAAGTATTTCGGGACTATGCTTTTTAAATTGGAAACCAACCTTATTAAAGGTACTGGTTACCTTATTCATAATTTGTAATTTTTTCATGATTAATTATTCCTCCTTATTATTAATTTAACTATTACCATGCATAATAGCTTCTACGGTTTTTTGGGTTAGAGGATCGTGAGTCGCTTTTCTTAAACCAACATTCTCTTCCTCGAGCTTTTCAACGTGGTTGATGAGATGCTGCAGATACCACATAGCCTTTTTAAGGTCCTGAAGACCATTCTTCTTAGACCAGCGGCAAATATATTTTAGAACGTTAGCGGTATCGACAGCCTCGATTCCTTTGAGGTCAAACGTAAAAGCCTCAATAACGTTAATAACCTCTAAACCTGTTTCTGACTGATAATGAGATGGGTGGGATACCATCTTATCGTTTGATTCGTAGTTCTTGTCTTTCATAATTACTCCTTGAAATATAAATTTAGTCGAGTGGTAAAGCCTTAGGTAGTTTTAATAAATAACCCTCTCGTACGGGTACAATCTTTGAACCTCTAAGGTCTGTCCAGCCATATCGATTAGCAGTAAAAGGCGCTGTAACATCGAGCATGTCATATAAGTCTAAGACTCTAACAACTTCGTATCTATTTAATATGTCATACATATGGTCCATTACGTCTTCCGCTTCACCTCTAGATGGTATGATGATTTCATCATAGTCGAACCTATTTCTTGTTCTGATTTCGGAGCCAGAGCGACGAGAATTATCTTTGTCGTAATAATCGTTATACGATACTCTGGACTTCCTATCTTTTTCGGCGACACCTCTTTCTCCGAATAAGAACATTTTTAGACCGCCTGTGAATACGTCCCAAACGATCCTCTTTACGCCTGGAACGATAACGTCTAATAAAACATAAGATTTAACATTGGATGCGTCCTCTGAAACAAAAACATCAGCGAACTTCCTGATCTCGTTTTTCTTCTTGATTTTGACGTTACCTTTAACGACCTTTTCAACTTTTTTTCTTTCTTCGGTAGCTTCTACCTGCCCCTCCCTAAATCTATGGGAATTTGGTTTATAATCGTCCATTTCTTTTCCTCCTTTTTCTCAACGGTTACGATTTTTCCGGGTAAATTAATCTTTTTACCCATGAAAATGCCATTTTCTTTTTTATAGCGATATGTTAGATTACATCGAGCTTTATCTTCGGACACTGCGTACGTAGAAGCTTTCCAACGGCTTCTAATACAAATATCCAATTCCATAACTGGACCGTCGTATAAATATTCCCTCATTTTTTTCTCCTTTCGCCAAAAACGAAAAGGAAAAGTACCCTGTTAAAGGTACTCATCCTTTCGAAGAATGTTTTTTAATCAGTCGTTTTCTTCAACGTCTGAATCATTGTCAACGGTTTCCTCGATAACCTCGTACTCCGCTTCTTTCTTTTCCTTCCTAGCCTTAACTCTCTTGCCGATAAACTTGACAAACTTATAGATACCAAATCCAGTACCTACAACTAAGCCAACCTTAAGCATTGTGTCAAATGCTGTTCCAGAAGTCGCTTCTGCGATTTCCGTAGTTACGTTAGTAACCTCTTCGTTGTTCATGATTGTGTTGTTGTTTTCCATTGTTTTTTCTCCTTTTTATTAAAATTTTTTATTATTCTTCATTATAGAATTTGTAAATTTCGCGTACGTACACGACTTATCTGTAGTTGTATTGGGGCGGAGTATAGTATTCCACAACGAGGCAAGGTCTGTCATCGTCGGATAACTGAGAACTGAATCTCATATCTATAAGTCCCCTGTCGATATTCCAACCATACTCGTTGCCCATTTTGGTGCCGCTAAGTCCGATTTCATAATATAAATCGTTAACAGACACGTACATCTCGTCCATCATCTGCCTGTTAAGCTTGTTTTCGGCTTTCCTGAGGAGTTCAATGTCTGATTCGAAATATCTTCCCGAGAACACATCATAACAAAGAGTTTTACCCTTTTCAGTGATGATGACTTCACGATTGCTAACAGGGTCTTTATCGATTTTATCCTTAGCGAGAGCATCCCTTACAACCTGCTCTTTTTTCTCGCCGATAGTTTCGACAACCTTTTCTTGGTACTCTTTCAAAGCAGTTTCAGATAGGGTGTATGCGGTGGCTAATGCAGCGTTTCTTTTAACGTTCACAGTGCTTGCTCCGATTATACATACGGTGGACATAAAACCTGTTACAGTCGCTGGAATATAACATTTCCAAGTTGTTTTAATAACCTCAGCGGGTTTTAATTTGTTGACGAGCTCGCGATGGTCGAGTCCTTTTTTTTCGGCTTCCTCGATGATCTTATCGTTTTGCCTATCTTTCTCATCTTCTATGAGTAATAAAGCTTTTGGTGTAGCCTTTACTGCCAATATAACAGTTGTAGCCATACCAGCAATACCGATACCTGTAAGTATTTCGGGACTATGCTTGGTTACAGTCTTTTGAATTGAACGAACAATTTTTGATAAATTTAATTTGTTCATGGGTTTTCTCCTTTTTCAAATATGATTTTTTTTTGTGCAAAGAAAAAGAGCCCTTGTTAGGACTCCATTTCTGATGTTTGCTTAGCAAGTGCTTCTGCAACTTTAATAGCTATTTTATCGTCAAGTTCCTTGCTTGCGATCTTGTTTTGGGCTAATCCCAACCCAATACTAGCAACGCTAACTACAGCTTTAACGATAGTAAATACCATTTTTCCATTCATCATAAAGCAATTACCTCCTTTTTATTTCTTCATAATACACCTTGTATTTTTTGCGTGGTTACCATTCATCCTCGATTTCGGGCGGAATCGTGAACTCGATATAATAGCACTCCAAACCATCTTGGGTTACAGGTGTCAAACGATGGTTGAAATCTATCCAAGGCTGGTCATATTCCTCCACAAGTCTACTGATATCCCATCCGAATTCGTCGCCATATTCAGTTTTATCTTCAAGTCCCAAGAAAGCATAGAATTCGTTCAACGAAGCGAAACCTCTTAATGCAAAGTTTCTATTCAAGTGATACTCGGCATTCTTAACACGTTCGATTGAAGCCTCAAAATATTTTCCGAGATGCTCTTCGTAGAATAACACTTTCTCGCCAGAGTTTACGTCCAACTCACGAAGCCCGGGTGCATATCCGGCTTTGTTTTCGTCGCATCCAAGTTTATCTTGCATTATCGCGTCTCGAATCTGATTATCGGTTTCTTCGCCAAGTAATTCTTTAACTTTGTTTCTGTAATCCTTATAGGATTGGTCGATGAAAGCATAAGCACTTACAATGGCTGCTTGCTGACGCTTGTTGAGTACGTTAGCTCCAAATATACAAGCGATTGTGGACGTTCCAATTAGAAATGCTGGAATATAAGCTGGACCAGCATTCGTAATAACTTCCACCTTAGTGAGTTCTTCGCCTTTTTCGTCCGTAGCCTCTTCTAAAACTTTAAGAGCCTTTGGTGTGGCTCTCACTGCTGCAACGGTCGTTGCGATTACTCCAACCGCACCTATGACGGTCAGAATGGTTGACGAGTTATGCTTCAAATATGACCCTGACTTGTAGCATAACCTTTGTAGGAATTGTTTTCCTTTCATTTGTAATTCTCCTTTCCGAAAAAAAAATAAAAAAGAAATAGTACGGGATTTGAACCCGTGACCTCTCGAGATATCGAGCGCTCTAACCAACTGAGCTAACCACCTCTTCATTATAGAATTTGTAAATTTCGCGTAAAAAGAAAAGAGCCCATGATTAGGACCCCTTCTTCATCATATTTTTGATGTCATTTAAATTACAATTCATTTCTTTACAAACTTTCTTTAATTCTTTTCGGTTCTCTGATCTCTGTTTTATTCTCCCGAGTTCGTACATACCTTTTCCGAATGCGAGCGAACCAACAGTAAACATGATTCCACCTATAAAACTTAACATTTTTAATACCTCCATGAAATATAATCTTTTTTCATAAAGGAAGATGTAAAATTTGCGAACCTAAATAACCCTCCTATCGAAACAGGTTTCCCAACGTTCTCTAGGAAGAGGTTTCATTTTCAAGGCCCACATTAATTGTCTAATTGTAATGGTTGGATATAAACCGTCCGTACTCGTTCCAGCCCGTTTATCAAATAATCGCTTAAATTTTGGATGGAGGTAAATATCATCCGTAAGCCATGGGTCCAGCTCACCCCACCAAGTACATTTTGACACGGGATCGTATCGCTGCTGTATGACGGCTAATCCTTTATCATCTATAGTGAATAATGTACACTTGCTATATACCGAGTGGTCACAGTTATAGGTTTTTCCGTACATTGACAAATATATAATAGGTCTATCGTAATGGTATCTCATAAACTCCCTCCCTGAAAAAGTGCAAAAAGAAAAGCCCATGTTGTATACACGGACTTGAAATATAAATTATTTAGTCTTCAAGAACCACTGAATCACCAGCCGCCCATCTATAATACAAGTCCTCGTGGACCGATTTCCCGCATTTTGAGCAAATAAAGCAAATATTACCTTCGTATTCCATAGCATTCGAGGCTCCGCAGTAGATACAGTCGCCTCTTCCGATGGTATCTCTGAGTGTTTCTATAATATCTTCTATGTCTTCGTTTTCATCTAGTTCTTCATAGTTTCTACTATCTTCTTTATCGTAATTGTATATTCGGTCGTATTCATCCTTTTTATTACTTCCAAATAGACTCAAACAAATTGCCTCCTTTGTCTTCTTAATCACTTGCCTCAATTGTATCATGAATCTAGAAAATATAAAAGTTTCGGAAAAACGGAGAGACCGTGTGGTTTACACGATCCCTTCGCTTTAAACGATATTAATTTTACCTTTTTGGTGTCATTTTGGATACCAAACCTTTGGTCATGTGAGAAGTTATCGAACCCGTTTCCTCGAATATAAGACCTCTTCGATACCATCTATCGTAAGCAATCGTGTCGATAAGTTTCAATACTAACGGTACTCCAATGCTAATCGCTAAGTCGACTACAAGTCCGTATGACTGGCTTTCTTTGAGTTGTAACTCACGTTTGCGTAATGCGACATCCGCTTCGAGCTGCTTCTCTTTAAGTTCGGCATCTCTCTCAGCTTGTTCTTTTTCCATCAAACGTCTGCTTGTTTTCTCTTCGGATTCCAGCTCGTTCTTAGTCTCTTCGATTCTCAATTTGTAGAGTTTCGTTAAGCTTTCAACCGCTTTCGAATGCTCATCGGTACCTGGTTCTAATTGAGCCAAGTTATCGATTTCATCTCCGATTTCCTCCTCTAATATTTCACCAATGCTTTTTGTTTCTTCCATAGTTTTTCTCCTTTCAGTATTTTAATATTGGTTTCATAATATAAAATGTTATTTCTGCGAGAGCTGGTTTTTAACGTTGACTTTCATCGTTACATACTTTTTTCGCATGACGACGTACGGATCCTTTGATAACTCCAAGAATAAATATGGATCACTGTCATCCGATGGGTGAATAAGAAGAGAACCAATCGATCTCGCTTCAAATATAAGTATCGCTAGACCAAAGCCAACACAAAGACCGATTAAAAATAATCCAATGAACAGTAACACTTGAATATCTCCTTTCTTTATTAGTATCAATTTAACACAGGTTGCTGTAACCTACGTACGGCAAAATATAAAACAAAAAGAAAGAGTCCTTGTTAGGACTCCTCTTTATCAATAAATTCCAATATACATCCGTCTACATTAAAATCTATCCAGGTTACATTTTCAGTACCATCAATGAATTTGGGATTGCAAATCTCGAAGTGTACATAATTATCCCCGTTTGGATTCTCCGTATTATAAGTCCAGCCAACTACCTGTCCTTTACTCGTATGAGAGAAACCTAATAAGTCATAAACCTCGTTTAAAAATAAATGTCCTCTAGTACGCAACAAGTCATTCGCATACTGCTCTTGCACGCCAAGGTACATTAAATTAACTTTCGAGTTTTTAGCCCAATATTGGTTTTTCTCATCGAAAAATCTAGCATATAGACTGGGACTATCTTCAATCCTTTCCGTGGGTTGTTCACACCTCACATTCACGCTTCCGTTATCATCCGTTTCAATGGTAATGATAATCTTAGTTTTCATTTTTCTTTTTCCTCCTTAATATGTATTGGATTTTATTCCATTAAAGACTTTGTAAAATATGCGAACAAAAAGAAAGAGTCCTTGTTAGGACTCAATCTTCTTTTTTCAACCATATACGATGGTTCGTTTGTCGTCTCTTTTTTTCACGCATCCAGTTAACCAACCCCACGAATCTTCTTCGCCGGCAAATACACGGTAACCGTGTTGGTTCAAGATACGAATGTTTCCCCAATTACATCCTCCGCCTGCTGCGATTAAATGATCACAACATAAGCCCTTGACCTCATGGAGTAATTCGCTGTCTGTGAATCCAAACCACGGTCCGCCATTATCGCCTTTGCTTTCATAAATGTCGTCTGGATTGGAATATAATTTTTCCAATGCGTTTAATAATTTTTCCATATTATAACCTCCTATATGTTTTTCATTAAACACCTTGTAAATTTTGCGAAGGTAAAAAGAAGAGGGAGTGTTTAACCCCTTCTTTTGTAATAACAATAATCGCCAATTTTATTGCAAACGCCACAAACAAGTTTTCCACATCCGTATCCTAAGCAAAGGCCGCCTATGAGTGCCATAGGTCCTCCAATGCCTAACATTAAAGACAACTTAATTCCGTTGTTCATTTGTATACTCCTTTCATTATTGTTTTTTCCATAATATAGTATGTAATTTACGCGTGTGAAAAAAAAGAAGAGGCTCTGTGATTTGAGCCCCACCTTTGAATTATTAAATTTTTGGATTAAATACACATAATCCAGGATACATAAATTCAATTACAGACTGTACTATGTCGTACTGTTTCTTATTAGTTTTAGTTTCAATAATTATCATAGTTGGATGATCCTCATCTAATGGGTAGCAATTTGCTTTACCACGAGTTGCGGTCTCCATACCATTAATTATATCTTTTAAAACCTCTTCATTACTTCCGTCCATAACAACAGTTTTGTAATTTTTACGAATAAATCCTATCATGTTTTATCCTCCTTAAAATATAAGTTTTTTCATAATAGGAGATGTAAAATTTGCGAACCTATTGTCGTTCCTTGCTAAGCAGCCAGAAGAATTTTCTATAACGGTCGTAGTACATATCCTTACCACAAGGAATATCTAATTTCATTTTGAGGTAATCATATGAAAGCCCCTCTGTAACCGCCTTTAAAATATATATGTATAATTCCTCGTCTGTTTCCATTGCTACTTTTTTAATCATATCCATTCTTTCGGCATAATAAATTTTAGTAATCGCACATTTAGCGGTTGGATCTCCGGGAATATTACTTGAAGATGTTACTATTTTAAGATTGTTTGGAGATATACATATTTCGTCTAAAACAGAATATGCTTTTTTCCAAATTGGATACTGAAGACAAAAATGCTTCAACTCGTAATATCTGTGCTTGCTTATCCAATACTTATTCTTTGCTGATAATTCAGCTCTTATTTTAGTTGCCATATTAATACCTCTCTCCTCTCCATAAATACCCTGTATCTTCCCATAGTTTCTTTGGCGAAATATAAAAATTTATTCTGCCAAACTTAGAGTCAATATCTTCTACTTTGGTTACGAGTTGACCATTCCTCGTAGCCTTTCCGATTGGAAGCCATCCAGCTATAATACCAGCCCTAACCCAAGATGCATCTTTTCCATATACTCTGGCTGCCACCGATACCGGCACCGAACCTTTTATGAATTCCTCCATCTACTATCGCCTCCTTTTAACTACATTTTAAGACAGCTTTCGACAAAGGTAAAAACAAAGTCGGTGGAAAATTTAAAATAGTCTGAAAAAATGAGCAAAAAAAAGAGAGAATGTTACTTCCCTCCAACTATAGCCTTTACAGTTTTCTTAAGTCCTTTTTCCTTAAGATAGTGTTTAACGCTGTAGATATGAGTTATAGTGTAATCTCCTCTTTTTTCAACTTCTTTTATTAACATAATAAATCTCTCCTTTAAATATAAATTCATTCTTTTCATAATAGGACCTGTAAATTTCGCGTAAAAGAGAGTTTATTACTTTCGCGTCCAGCGTTTTACAGTCATCTCACAAGGGTAATCTTCGAATCCTAACGTTTCAATCGTGATGGTTCCGTTTACAACTCCTTGTATTATGTCGGCTTCATAGTGCTTGTACGGAAATATAAAGTCGGGTAAAAGTCTATGTATCTTATTACAAACTTCACATTTGTACCTCTTCACTCTTGTCCAATATTTACCCCCACCTTTCGTCCGTATCATTCTTTTCACGTTGTCGTAATACTTCAAAGCGCCCCCACATTTAGGGCAAGCTGACACATCTTTAATCGTCATTTTGCCATATTCCCCTGATGTTTTTTAATCTAGATTAAAAATATCCTAACCTAGATTAGAAATATAGGAATTGATTACTCCTACACCTATGGTATATAATTATTAATAATATTTCAACAATTTCATACGTAGTAAATTATGGTATATCGAAAGGAGGAAATATCAATGCTAATTAAGTGTCCCGAATGTGAGCTTCAGGCTAGCGATAAAGCCGCTGCTTGTCCGCATTGTGGGTATCCATTACAACAGCAGCCAATACAACAACCAAAACCAACTCGAAAATCGAACAAACGAAAACGACTTCCTAATGGCTTCGGACAGATTAGCAAAATCAAAAATAAAAGCCTCCGTAATCCTTATCGAGTAATGGTTACTGTCGGAAAAACGCCTGAAGGCAAACCGATATCGAAGCTGCTAAAACCCGTTTCTTACTTTCCCACGTATAACGATGCTTATGCTGCTCTCGTAGAATATAGCAAGAATCCATACGATTTGGACAAACTGATAACTGTGGAAGAGTTACATGACAAGTGGTTTGAGGAATTTCTAAAGAAAGATCCGTCCGATTCGTATGTTAGAACAATGAATTCGGCTTGGAATTATTGTTCATCAATTCGAGATATGCAGGTTTCGGACGTCCGTACTCGTCATATCAAATATTGTATGGACGAGGGGACATATGTGGTAAAAGGAAAAGAGCAACTAGCATCTCCGGGTGTGAAGCATAGAATTAAATCAATGTTTAACATGATGCTTGATTATGCTTTGGAGTACGAGATTGTCGATAGGAATTATGCCAGATCTTTTAACACACCAGATAAGATTTTAAAAGAAGAGGAAAATAATAAGAAAGAGCATATACCGTTTACGGACGAAGAAATGGACATCCTCTGGTCGCATGTGGATGATATGCATTATGTAGATGTCATATTGATACAATGTTATTCTGGCTGGAGACCTCAAGAATTGGGTTTGATAAGACTCGAAGATGTAAATATGAAAGAATGGACCTATATCGGAGGTATGAAATCGGATGCTGGAACCGAAAGACTCGTTCCTATACATCCTAGAATTCGTCATTTGGTAGAAAGGAAATATAAAGAAGCGATAGCCTTGAATAGCGACTATCTAATAAATAAGGTCGGGAAATTTAACTATACAAAGAATGGCACGAGACTTAGGTATGACAATTATAGAAAAAGATTCATAAATATAATAGCTAAACTCGGACTAAATCCTGAACATAGAACTCACGATCCTAGAGTTCAGTTCGTAACGATGGCTAAGAAATATAAAGTAGACGAGTACGCTATCAAATATATCATCGGACATACGATTTCAGACATTACTGAGAAAGTGTATACGAAGAGGGATGTTGAATGGCTGCATGCGGAAATCGAAAAAATAAAATAGAGTGTTAATAATGCGAAAAGTAAGTAGAGAAGTGGTATAGGAATAGTGCATAAATTACATACACTTTTTTACCCCTAACCACTTCTTACTACTCTCTAAAAGCTTTGCTTATCAACCATTCACCGCATTCTCTAAAGTGGGTCAAGCCTCATCCAATGAAGCTGAGATCCTTGAGTTTTCAATACTCGTCACCTCGATATGTATGAATAGTATAGGAATAAGCTACTTTTCATCGAATTTAATCACGTTTTTATGGATTTTTATCCATTATTTTGCATCTGTTCTTCGACCGCATCAGATGCATTTTTTGTCTTGTTATACTTATGTGTGCTGATACCCAACATCGTTCCTAAAAAGGTATCGATTGCGGTGATAGTAGCAATAACTAACTCGGGATTCGGTATACTCCAAATTTCAGCGATACCTAACCATAAAGTCGCTATTGCCGGAAGCACATATTGTGCTATCACTTTAAGTATATCATAAATTTTGTTAGACATCTTCATAGATATCACTCCTTATAGAAAACTATTATCATCTAAGCACTTTTGATAAGTTTTTTTAATTTGTTTAATTGTAGCGTTGGCCACGCCATTAAGATAATCGGGATGTCCCTCACAATACAATTCATACTTCGAAATATCCAACAATATTTGATCGAAGTGTTCTTTGCTATGAGCTACGCCATGTAACAACTCATCGCCAAATCGCAAAATATGAGAACGACTTAGCGAAGCCCATTGCTCGTCGTCGGTATCCTTTAAATCTTTCACGTCTTCAGTGAGCGTATTAACTTTCTCCAACACCTCACCGTTTATGGCGCGACCTATGCGTTTAGCCAACCAACTCCAAGGGTTTATTTTTATAGGCGTAATTTGAATCAACGTCATCAAAACTATTAATCCGCCTCCGCCATATAAAAATATAGATCTGATTAGTTCTATCGTCATGAAACACCCTTCCGATCTTGATACTATTAACCTATAAGGAAATACGGACGAACTCCTCGACTATTGGATGCATTCGTATAAGACGCCTCTCCATGCTCAGATACAAAAGCAAATCTAGCCTTATTGGCTACGTCACGAAGCCAATACTCTTGCCTTATATTAATAAATTTAGGGCAAACGTTGAACAACGCTAATTGAGTTTTGCTGGTTGTATATCTGCTAACATCTATGGAACCGTCACTCGCCGGTGCAAATATGTGACAACCAAACATCATTATTTCATTCGGAATTACGAACTCGCCACTCCAACACCAATCGCCACCGTTTGGATATCCGTTTGTTGCATCTACTTTGTTAGTAAAATACTCTCGGAATTGATAAATCGCATCACCAAACACTGATTCGACCAACGACTTAGATTTCATAGATGATACAATTGACGACGCTAATACAGAGCCATAATATCCTCCAACGGTAGAGTTGGAATTGCAAAACTTATCCGAATATATGGCGGTATCGGGCATGATAACTAAATGATGTTTAGTATGATCATTGTAATAACCATCAGCGTTGTCACCAGCGTTATAGTAATAATCAAAATCAACTATACGCCATCTAACGCCATTTCCATCCTCCCAATAGTCGCCAAGCCACAAATCTTCAAACGTACCATTCTTAATCGCATTCAACTGCTCGTCGGTCACGTTCGATCCAAGATTCTTTCCTCTGAAAAGTCTTCTATGGTTCTCGGGGGATACATTGTGCATCATCGACAAGAACGCGTCCAAGGCGGAAATCTTTTTTGTGCCCGTAGTATCGCCGTCCGTAAGAAGTATACTATCTTCTTCAAACGACGTTATAGCGGGGTAAGCTGTCATTTTCATTCTTTCAAAACTCCTTCTTTAAATCGTTTTATATTCATATAAAAGTTTACTTCTTATGACCTCACCATCGCTGTCTCCGATAGCATTACCATAAGAATCTTCAATCTTCGGTAAGATTTCATCTTTCAGCTCTAGTATCTCTTTTGCGAGATTGGTGGCGGCATCAGCGGATAACATCGACCTTAAAGAGTTGAACCAATCGTCGAATTCTAACTGTTTACCCTCTATTAGTGCGTCGGAACGATTTTCGGTTTCCTCGTAAAGCTCTTCGAATCTGTTTACTTCGCGCACATTCATGGTATCAAATTCCGATTGCCAATACGCCTCCAGTTTGGTCATTCTATCGGTGGTCGCAGTTTGAGTGCCGTTTAGCCATTCGCTCCATTGAGCCTCCCATTGAGCGATTATGTTATCAATCGTCATCATTTCAAGAGGACCGGTGACGAGTGGACACCAATCAGCGCGACCCACCATAAACTCAATATCACTTTGATGGATTTCGGTGGAACGCGCTCTACGAGTTATCCTCGCCAATACATACTGATTTATATCGGAACCTCTAATCGGCTTTTTACCAGCGATATCTAATTCATCACCTTTTATTACCTTTATAGACGCGTTCCTTACTGTCGAACTACGGTCTATTTCTATAACGACGGTGTCGACACGATCGAAAGATGCATCTGATTCACCAGCGTCAATGGTTATTCTTGAATCGTTATAGACCCACGTATGGTTAAACCAACCACGTCCTCTTCCGACTTGAATTGTTGTACCAGAAGTGGCATAGACGAAAAATTGGTCTCCGATAGTACCAAATACTCCATCTCTAATGATACCATCGAAAATAGAAGATAATTGCTCTGCGTTATAACGCCTGTCTCCGTTGTACGAGTCGTAAAAACCACTTGTTAAACTCATTATGTTTACTCTCCTTCCTGTATAGTTTCAAAAGTTGGATATACGGATACTCCTTCTTCGCCTTCTGATGTGACCACTTCAAGAATTCGAGCTTTCGCTTCGTGTCCGTATTCATCGGAAATCTGAACGATGTCCCCTATGTAAAAATCTTCGTCTTTTCCATATCTATACATCGTACTGGTTTCGGCTTCACCCTCAAACGTAACGACTTCCTTATTTTCTGTTAATTTTTCACGTCCCCTCTGCCTTAGCAATTCCAAGTATTCTTCTTCAGAGAGAGTTATTTCCTCGTAAGTTTCCTCATTATAACCCGCATCCGAAGTTATATCCCTCGCGTCGGTGAATAATTCTCTTCTATACAAACCAACACCTTCGCCGACCGAAACGTATTTTCTCTCAGAACCTTCACCTTCACCGCCAACCAACGTGACGTTCTTTAGCGACGATCGTGACTCGACATAGTTACTACTAATAAGGTTATCGAATTCGGGGGAAAATAGAACATGGTTGTTGTCGGTTTGACTGTATGATCTGTCTTTACCGGCATATAGTTTGAATACGAACTGTTTATCGTCATTGAGAGTTATTTTGAACCCGATACCACGTTCTTTGCAGAGAGCAACTATAACATCATAAAGACAATCGCCAGTGTACTGAGCCTCGATTTTTAATTTAGTTATAGCTGGATCGTCGGATTTCTCGAATACAAAATTTGCGATTTTACGATTTTCATCGGTGGGATTAATAACATTCTCGTTCAAAAGCATTTCTATACCGTCTTGGAGATTTCCAGTTATCGTTTTTTGACCCCAAATTATTCTTCGGTCCAGCATGGATTCGAGCGACCTACCAGTTACGGTAAGCTGTTTCCCGTTTTCGGCATTGGTCGTTATGAGTAATTTTTCAACAATCATAACGTATTCGGAATCATTACGGAACAAATAATTATCCTGTTTCATGATATCAAGAATATATTTGTTGATGGGGGTGGATATCTCGAAATCTCCACATTCATTATAACGATCCGCCCATATAAGGGATTCGTATGTATCCACGATATCAAGGGGGATTAAATTCTCATCTAGAACGAATATATCCATAAATCATACTCCCTCATATGCGACTCTATTCTCTATCTCCAACTGTATATGTTCAACGCCACTTTCCGAGGTATAACCAAAAATGTTATTTCCTTTTGCAAGTTGGAACCATTTTGAATCTTTAGTTAAACAAGAAAGAATATTATATGTATCACCGTATCTATTTACCAGTTTAATAGACTTTCGGCCCTTTTCCGTACAAATAACAATTTCGTCACCAGATTCGATATAGTCGTGATAAAAATTCGCATTCGTTTTAAGCTTATCAGTGTTTATAGTCATGCTTTCGCCGGTGCGGTCGCTATAAACTGTTATGTTTTTAACCTGATTTGATTCCGATGGATTCATTCCGCCTCCAACAACGTGAATTCGAATAGTCATTCCCACTTCGGCATCGCCTTCATAATAGACCGATTTTTCGTTATGATAATGTATAACGCTCAATTCTAGCGTTTTTTCATCGACAGATTCGTGTCCGAATGGAAACTCGAATAACGGTTCGATATGACTGAAACGAGTAACTTTTATACCGTCTTCTCCTGCTGAATAAAAATCTGGATCAGGACAGATTATCGATATATCTGCGCCTTCGTCTTTGCTAAATATATCGGGTTCATTGGACTCGACATATCCATCGATTGCCGCTTTACGAGTATCGGTTTCGATAAGTAAAGTGAGTTTTTTCTTTATAGGAAAATGCTTATACGATAAATGACGAACTTCTTCTATTGAGTTTTTCCATAAGAATCCCAACGAGATGACAATGTTTCGGCTAGACTTTCTCGCCGAATTAAACAAACCGCCATCTTGTGTTATGAGTTCAGTGGTATTTATAGTTGAAGTTCCCGGACCCAATCCCGTTATAGATTTGACAACGAAGCCTGAAAGTTCAGGCCTCGCTAAATCTATTTTGATGCTATCGCCGAGATAGTTAGTCACAGTGATTGATTTAATCATGCTTTTGCCATCCTTTCAAATATCGAAAATTGATTCTTAGTTTGTCTGTAGATTTCAATCCTCGACAAAGCTTTAGGCGAGTAGTTGTTTTGTGTGAATGAAATCGAGGTTCCTTGTTTGGGCACTCCAGATGGAGAACCATCATAGTTCACGTCAGAAGACATTCCGTCGGAAATAGCCGCTGCTCTAATGTTGGCAGTATCAACGGTAATAGTTTTGGTCTTATTAAACATATTCGACAATTGTTTTTCGCCGTTTTCAACATCGGTTAGGTCGATAACAGGTCTAATTGTGGGCGATAAATTAATACCTCCTGCTATCAGATCGGCTACAAATTTCAAACCTTTAGTCAGAGTATTAGTTGTATCTTCACACAAGTCTTTTGTCGAATCGGTTACTTCGTCAGTATTCTTTGTGATACCCTTGGCCAAACCTAAATCTATGAACCTACCAAGTTTCGTGGCCATTTTCGAAGGAGAATTAATTTCAAGCTCCTCATTCATGGTATTCTCGGTTGCTTCACACACTTTTTTGGCGGCATCCGTTACTTTATATCCGTTATCATCGATTCCCTTAGCGAGTCCTTCGTCTATATACATACCTGCTTCTGCAGCTGTTTTTGAAGGAGACTCGATTCCGAAGAACTCCAGAACGCCATCCCAAGCATCAGTTACGATATCCCATAAAGTTTCCGCCAGAGTCGAAGCCGCAGCCCACAAACCCTCGCAGAGACCGGCGATGATTTCTTTTCCGACCACAAACACGTTTCCGACGCATTGACCTAGAGTTCTGATAATTGTACGGACTAGATCACCTATCATTAGTTCCAAACGTGGAAGATTGGCCTCGATGCTTGCTCCTATACCATCTATGAGCTTAAATATGAAATCCCAACCCGCTTGAATGATCCTCGGTATTTGCTCGCCGACCGCGTCTGTAAATTTGACGAAAAGATCGGCAACTACTTCTACGATATCTTCGATATTATCAGAGATGCCTTTTAAAAAAGCTAGTATGAAGTTCACACCAGCGGCGATTATTTCGGGAAGTTTCTTCGTTATAAAATTTAAGAATTCCGTGATCAACGTGCCTAAACACTCCAACAATGGAGGAATGCATGCGGTCAAGGCGTTTATAACAGCGAGAAGAACTGTAGTAATGGCTTCGCATATAGCTTTTACGCTATTAGCGATTGTTTCACAGAGTCCGACGATGAGACCTTCTACTATCTTGAACATCAACCGCGGGATTAATTCGATTATGGCAGTTAGCATAGCGGTAAACGCCGCCACACCGACCGTTCCAGCAGCCGCTAAAGCCGTTAAACCTGCAGCAAAAGATAATAATCCAACACCGGTGGCTAGACATCCTATACCAAGAAGAACAATTGCCGCGCTTAACGCTAAAACAATCGGGGTAACTGGTTGTAATATAATAGCTGCTGCTCCTACTATCGCGAATGTTCCAGCCAATGTTATCAAGGCTCTAACCATCTCGCCCCACGACAATGTCGCAAGACCCTTAAGGGCTAATGCGAAGATGCCGACAGCGGGCGCTATAATTTGCATAGCCATCGCACCTACAACAGCTTTCTTCATAAAATTCATAGCAACCGTTATAATAGCAAGTGATCCCGCTAATGTGACTAACGCCTTAGCCATTTCTTCCCACGACAATCCACCCATGTCGGATAGCGTATTTCCCAAAATAAGTAACGCGGATGATAACAACACCATTCCCGTACCTTTGGAAACCATGCTTTTTGGCATGAGATTTACCGCCGCGGTTACCACTATTAACGCGCCTGCGATAGTTAATAATCCCTTACCTATTTCGCTCCAAGACAGTTTTCCGAGATCAGAAACCGCTTTTGCGAATATAAGCATCGCGGCACCGAGTATAACAAGTCCCGTTGATGTGGTCATAACATGCTTAGCGTTTTTTGTGAGCTTAACAAATACAGCGAGTTCGGCTAAAACAACCGCAACTGC